CACCAATGGCGATGAGCGGCCATGTTGCCGCAAGAGTAGCCGCGGCTGCGGAGATCATAGCCGGGAGGTATATGGCGGTTACGATGCCCGCAACAGCAGTAAAAAATCCAACAATGAAATCCTTGTGCTCCCCGGCCCATTCAACGATCTTTGTCAGCCACTCAACACCAGCAGTCAGGGCCGGAATGAACGACGACATAAAACCTGTTGCCGCTGAGCTTGTGGCACCCTTCAAAATGTTGATGGTGTCCGTGAATTTCTTCGCCTCTTCTGCCTGCTGCTTTGTGACAACGCCGCTCTGCTTTTGAACCATGAGCAACCGTTCCAGTTCCTTGCGCCCCTTGAGTACCATTTCAACCGTTCGGTTGTCGGTAATGCCAAGCTCTTTGATACGGAAAATTGCCTCTTCACGGGACATGCCTTTGACGGCGTCCGACAAGCGCAAGATGCCTTCCACGGCATTGATGGCGTTGCCTTTGACGTCCTTGAGGGAAATCTTTAAGCCTGAAAAAGTTTTTGCCCGCTGCGATTCAACATCTTGAAGGGCTTCACCAATTGATTCCGCCATATCGGTCAGAGAGTCGCGAGCACCTTGAGCATCGCCCCCCATTGCAACGGCAGCCTTGCCGAATGCGTCGACCTCCTCAACCGCCACACCAAGAGCGTCAGAAGTTTGCTTAAGCTGCGTAATCATGGTCGCCTGACCAATGACACCAGATATGGCAGTTCCGACGCTGAGAGCCGCCGTAAGTGCGCCAACTGCCTTGGCTGCAAACCCTGAAAAAGACGACCCGGCCTTGTCTGCTTCCTTGTCGGCCTTTTTTAGGGACGAAACAAGATCATCTGTGCTTTTATCGGTATGCTGGATGCTCTTATTGAGATCACCGGTGTCGGCCTCAAACTGGATAGTGAAGACGTCAAGCAGGCTCATCGGTTCTTCCTTTTGCTATGTTCTATGGCAAGCCACTCATTATGCCGGTTGACCTGCACAATCTCCCAGAGGTTGAACGCCTCTTCAAGGTCTACGCTTGTTTTGAGTTCAGTCCAGCTTGCAAGTCCCGACGAACAGATTGCGGCAAAGAATCCATCAGCGTTGACATAATCAACGGAAGGTACTTCTTGATGAGGTGCTCCACGAAGCCGGAGTTCCCGGCGTTCCCGAAAAAAGAGGTGTTATACCTCAGCATTTCGAATTCAAGGCGAAGCAATTGTTCCCCGTCTTCGACGTGGTTGTCGATAAGGGCCGTGGTGGTCAGACGAAGCGGTGGGATGTCTCCCTCACGCGGCACGGCAACGCAGGACATGAGCAGTCGCATTGCCTCTTCTGACGCCTTGTACTCTCCCAGCTTAGGGATATTCGACACTGGATATTTTGCCAGCACCTCACGCCCCGCCACAGCAGGAAGGCGCGAAATGATGAAAAGCTTTTCTTCTCCATCACGGTTTTTGACCATGACCTCTTTCGGCTTAATAAGCTCTGCCATTGCTCTCTCCGGTGGTTAAAAGAAAGGGGGCCGAAGCCCCCCAGTGTTATGCGGTGGCGCGGGTCACGCTGATATTCTCGAATGCGAACGTGTACGCCTTGGACTTGAGTCGTCCGGCACTGGCCACACTCTTGCCGGGAAAGCCAGCCGTCATTTTCCCATTCGACAGGGTAACGGTGCTTCCGTCGGGGTAGGTAGCCACGATGGTAATCACGTCACGGGCAACAGTCTTGCCCTTGGCTGCTCGGTTCGCCTCAAATAGAATCGCCATGTTGTTGTCACCATCGCTGCCGGGGATGGCGTTGATGGTGGGCATGATTGGCTGCGGTGCGGTCCACGTGACCAAGTCGCCGTTGACGTTCATGGCAGTAGCCGCAATATCCAAAGACGGCAGGTCAAACGGGTCTGCGTCGTCTGCGAATTCGGTGAACACGAACCCGTTAGGGAAAGTCTTGTCTGCCGATACGTTAAGGCTAATGCCGGATGCGCTGATGTCGTTCATGGTTCAATCCTTATACGAGGTTGTGAGAACCTTCAATCTTGCGCACAACGTCGTTCTTGCTGTACGCGAGGGTGTACTGTGCGACGTATTCAGTCGCGCCGCTTTCGCCGGTGCGCTCGACGATCTGCACATCAGCCCAATAGCCGTTGGTCTGAACATCGCGCCATGCGTCGGGATCGCCGGTAAGCTGCGTCACGGCAATCTGTTGGGCCGTGGTCAGAGTCTTTCCGAGGATGATGGTGCCGTTGAACTTGGCGAGATTTACACCTTCCGTCACGATTGCCAGCACGTAGCCGCGCCCTTCGTTGTTGGCAGGAATCTTTCCGATGCTCAGTTGCAGAGACAGAAGCCGAGCCACAAGGAATGCCTTGAGCCACTGTTCATTCGCATGAACGTTCATGTCGAGCGGGCTGGTCGAAGTCCCCTGCAGGAACCCGCGCTGAAAGAATGCGATTTTCTGACCAGCGCTTGCCGTTTCTCCGTAGTAGCTGATCCGCTTGGCGTCGTATGCATCGGCAACGGCATTGGTGGTCACGTCTGCAGTAAAGCCGCCAACCTGCCGGTACATGTAGTTGACCGTGGCGTTGCGGCGCTGGTAGTTGGTCGCCGCCATAATCGCCATGGGGATGGCTTCCTTGTATTCGTCTGCCGTCAGGTTCAGGATCAGACCGGTGGAGGGGATGTTCACCAGTGCGGCGTAGTAGGAGGCCTCGTTGCTGGCGTTCACGCTCACGTAGAACTGGTACTTGACGTTGAGGCTGGCGATGTACTGCGCGAGGTCTGCCGCTTCAGTCTCACTGATGGTCGGACCGAAGGACACGGAACCGAAAGAATCGGTGATATTCTCGGCACGAACGAAGGCTTCCAGCGGGGTTTCTGCGTCGCTGCCGGGGCTGAGTACGGTACCCACATTCCGCCAGCCAAGGAGTTGCGACAAGTCGGTGCCAGAGGTGGCAGGCACAACGTCAATGGCTGCATCGCCGGTCTGACCGCCGACCAGATTGAAGGTGCCTGCAAGCGCGTCATAGGTGACGGTTGCGGCGGTCCAGTCTACGCCACCAGCGACCACCGCCTGAATCTTGGTCTGAATTGCGGAGGCCACCCCTGCCAGAGTCCCCGCAGCCGACAGGTCGAGTGCCGTCACGGTGGTTTGGTAGTCGCCAATGGTCAGATTGAGAGTACCGTCCGTGATGGCAGTAAAAGTACCGATGAGAGTGCCAGCCTCGACACCGTATACACGGGGAGGAATGGCCGCGCTGGGCCACTGTGCAAACCGCAGCTTCTGCGCCTGCGATGCCGGAGCCGGTGAAATGTAGGTGAAATATTGCGTGGCAAATATTGCCTCATCGGAACCAGCGCCGAAATACTCGATTGCATCCGTCGAATTATTGACGGTCACAATCGCGTCCACTGGTACGCGCGCGTCGGAAGTAAATCGAAGACCAACAAGCTCGCGCTGTGCGACAGCCTGCGCCCCGATTACACCCGATACGATGCTGACGTATCTGTCAATTGAAATAGACATTGCTGCCGCTCCTATACGCTAACTTGGTTGAATTCTGCCGCATCCACGACATTCGCTGCGTCAACAATAACGCGCTTATAACTGACAGTAAAGTCGAACGATGGAGACGCTTCAGACTGGTCCCTGTCGTTCTGAAAATATGGGTTCCTGATGTCTGTCACACGCTGAACACCGACCCCGCCCGCCCGCATGGCTTCGGTAAACGTCAAAGAGTTGACGGTCATGGCCGCGTCGTTGATCAGGTCTTTAGCAGTGGGTAGGCTGATGTTTGATGGGTCTTGAGGGTACAAGGCCATGACCTGAAAGACGGACTCCATGTACTGCGTCTCGGTCACGGTGATGTCTCCGGATTGCGAGTCATACACCTGCTTGCGGTGCTGCCACCCGTAGCGATGATCAGACACGGGAAAGAAGTAGACCACGGGCCCGTCAACGCGGCCTTGGTGTCTCGGCTGGTTGCTTGCCAGAACCTGCACCGCAGTATGCCCACGGCGAATAAGCCCCGCGAGAAGCTGTGTGCGAATCAATATCTTGACGTCATTGTCGGTCATGCTGACACCGTCCCTATGTCTACGCAGAGGATAGCCCGCCACCCGTCAACGCCAAACCAATCGGTGTCGCTCTCAACCTGATACTGGCGTCCGCCTATCTCTACCACATCGCCAGCCGTCCCACGTCCTGTGGGAACAACGCTTGCCGGTACGTGCAGGGTGAAAAAGGACTTGGACATGTCGAGCCCAAGGTTTTGGTAGAGCGTTTTCGGCACCGGTTGCCAAGAGCCTTGAATCGTCGAAGTGGAATACGTGTTGACGAACTGGCCGAGGGCATTGGTCGTGCGTCCGGTAACCGACTTGAGCGTTAGTGTCTGCTTGCCTATCAGGTTGAGCGCTGCTCCAAGAAGATTTGTTCCAGGTATCATCACTTATCCTGCACTTGGCTGGTTACAGACTGTATCAGCAGACCGGTGTCAACGAGGGGCTTCGTAGAAACTCCGGGCGTCTTTCGTTTTGCCTGACGTGCTGCGATAGTTGCGGCCGACAAGGGCGGCGTCGTTACTTGCGAGATCGTCCGACTCACGTCACCTGCTGCGCTCATACCAACCTGACCATACACCTGTGTGATTGTCACCCTGCCTGCCATCGCCGCCTTAAACCCCTTACGGATCAGCTCTACCCACTTTGTCCTGTTTTGAGCAATTGTAGGACGCATGAAGGGGTGTGCCGGGATGGTGTCTGTGCCGAACTCCTGAATTGCTGCAACATAGGCAACTTGGGTTCCGTCCTCATACTTCGCCTCTGGAAAGAAGCCCACGGCAAGACGCTTTCGTGCGATGTCTTCTATTACTCCCTTGATGTGAGAGCGTGGCACGCCTTCTTTCCTCGTAATCTTCATTACCACACCCGTCCGTTGTTGGGGAATGTACCGCCCACGCTGCGGAACGCTGCTCGTTCTGAGCGACCACCGATAAACCAGCCACCAATAGCACAACGCTTGAGCAGGGCCAGCATCTGTAATCCGTACTGAGACAGGCCGAGCCAATATGCAAACTCGTCCGCATTCTTCGGGGCCGTCACCGACACACTCACGGAGCCCACTGTTGCGCTTGCAAGCTGCCCGGTCGTGGTGTTGCCCGATGCGATCTGGGCATTCAGATATAACAGGTGCGCCGTGACCAGCTGCCAAAGCAGTGTGAACCTTCCGCAGTAGTCGAAATTCTCGTCAATGTATGCCAACCCAATTTCTGACTGCGTAGTGACAAGGGCGTCAGGATAGGCCGTCTCCGACGAGAACGCCGGAAATGAAACCCGGAACGCTGATATGTCGAAAACGGCCATATGTGCTACCTGTTCCCTTTGCGTCCGCTCTTGTTAGCCTTGGGAGCTTCTTCGGGTTCGAAGTCCTGTTCAACGAGAGGCGCGGACTGGTCGCGACCCTGCATGTCGGCAGCAACAACTTCGGCGTCAGTTTCTGCCTTGTCATACTTGATGAAGCCGTTCTTGACATGGAGATTGAAAAGCTCGTTCTTCTTGAGTTCGACAAGCTGCTCTGCCGTGATCTTGGTTGCGACACCGAGCTTGGTAACGAAATGCTTGTCCATCACGTTGGCTTTGCCAGCGATAAGGATTTCTCCATCAGGCAGCGCAAGACCGTTGGGGCCGTGCGTGTAGCTGGTGTACAGCTGGTCGCTGGAAAGGGTGGAATAAACATAAATATGGTCTGCCATGGGTCACTCTCCTGTGTTTAAAAAAAAGGGGCAGGCGGGTTTCGCCCACCCCTTACGGTTCTTTTCGTTCTGGCCGGAGCTAGATGCCGCTGTAGCGAACCACGGCCCAAGGACGTTTGAGCAGGACACCAGCGGTAGCGTTGGTGTAGTCTTCAAGGTATCCCTTGGCTCGGACTTCGGTGCCAAGCGCCATGAAGCGGGTAGGCACGTTCTGGCTGAACGTCATGCCGTCGTCGGTGCTGTCGCCGTCCATGCCAGGCTTGTCTGCATACAGGTAGAACACGTTCGCGCCACCGTTGGCAAGCTGCAGTTCAGGAGCGGACGCAATGCGCATCTTGGGGTAGCTCTTGGCAATCCAGTCAGCAACGGAGATTCCGAAGTCGCTGGTCACGCTCATGTACTGCTCGTGGCCCAGCGGAATGGCGAGGGTCAGGTCGTCAGACATGGGATCGATGTTGCCACCGGAACGGGTCACAAGGGCAGTCACTGCGGTGCGGATGTCCTTTGTGATTTCAAGGAAGGTCTTTCCGGACCACGGCAGACCACCGGCACCGGCAGCCACGTTGACGTAGGCGGGCAGGTTGGGGTCATTCAGGAAGCCGTCACAGCGAGTATCCGTGGTGTTGTATCCGTAGAAGCCGATGCGGTTACGCTGGATGTCAAGGGCGCGGGCGGCGGCGTTTCGCTTCTGGGCGGCCATGTTGATGTTCTGCTTGCTGCCCCGGGCTTCTTCGAGCCGGTCTACGATCATACCCAGTTCAAAGCGGATGATAGTACGGCGTTCGTAGGTCACGTCGTAGTTTGCCAGAGGTACGTTCTGGCTATCGCCGTACAGTTCGGCCTTACCAACCAGCTGGCTCAGGGTCTGGACGACTTCTTCGTCTTCCCATGCGCCGACGGTGGTCATGCCGATCAGCTTGTCGATGTTACGGACGGCAGTGACCTGAGTAACCATACCGGGAAGCCACATCTGGAGGAACTGAGCAGGTGCACCGAGGTTTCCACCAGCGGGACCGACCAGCGAGGAGTCCATACCGAATGCGGCAGTTTCGATCTTGTCCATTCCGTGGATGCCGATGCGTTCAAGTTGTGCATACTCGCCAACATGTTCGGGCTGGATTTTCAGGGGTCCACGCTTCACCGCCTCGCGGCCAGTCATGGAGTTATGAATGACACTGTTCATCATTTACTCCTCATTGCCTACCAGAGGCTGATAACGGCCAGGTACTGACCGGCTGCGGTGGGGGAAGGGACGTGGCGCACGATGGTGCAGTTGGCGATCTGGGTCTGACCAGTGCTTGCTGTGCCATGATCGAGAGCGCCGGTTGCGTCGGCGTAGAAAATCCCGTCGCCGATGTCGCCGCCGTCGGATGCCAGCGAGACGTAGACCTCACCCTTCTGCAACAGTTCCACAACCTGACCGTCGGGGAGCAGGAGGGACGTTGCAAGGGTGTCGGTGGTGGTGCCGAGCAGGGGATATTCCTTGGGCTTGATGAGGATACCGGCAAAATTGCCAGCAGCGCCACCGGCGGATACCAGCTCGTTGGTGGTGGAGTCGTAGCAGAATGCTCGGCCAACGATGTTGTTGGCAGCCGCTGCGCCTGAGTTCAGGGTCGCGGGGATAGTTACCTT